TCTTCAAAGGGCGCATGGAAATGACAGTCCCGGAAGCAGATAACAATGTTGTAAGTATTAGCTTGTGGCAAAAAGGATCATGCAAAAGAATCTACTTCAACGACTACAAAAGAAGAACTGTTGGCTACATTGACTGTGTAAGCCGTGCAGCACATTACATGGAAGGGTATGCTAGAATGTATATCCCAGCTATTGACAGATTTATGGAAGAATATGAGTTTTAATTTAAGGAGGAAATAAAAATGGGAAAATGGACTATTAAAGTTGATGATTCAAAGATGTCGAAACTGAGAAATTACGGAGAATGCTACACACACGGAGGCGGAGCTGGAGGATATTTCGATTTCTTCGGAGATTCTTTGCAGGAGGCTGCCGATAACCTTATTTATGTTTTCGCAGATGTTTTTTCTGACGACGATGTGACGGTCATAGAATACCCGGAACATGTCATAATCGACGAAAAAATATATGAATACGCAAACTGTGCCGAAAAACATATCACACTTATTATACCTTGCAAATGCAAAAGGTATAAAACCGGTGTTGGCGATATCAACTTCAACGCCGATATCCGCATCTATCTTCAAGAACAGAAGATGCAAGTAGCTGAGATGCGTGCACTGCTTGACAAATCCCGAATAGCGTTCTCTAAGCAGTACAACATACCGGTCCGGACGCTTGAAAACTGGGAATCTGGAAAAAGTCAGTGCCCCGAATATGTAAGGCAGCTCCTCGAGAGAGCCGTTAAGGAGGATGCAAGAGTTAAAAATGATGCAAACACCAACGCAAAAGATATTGAAAGCTTATGAAGAAAGTCAGACGCTGACCGGCATTCACAAACTTACCGGATATAACTGGCAAAGAATAGCGAAAACGCTTTCTACGGAGGGCATTATAGTCAATGAAACGCAAGCGACTATCATAGATCTGCATTATCGTGGAAAAAGCGCCAGTGAAATTTCAACCATTACAGGATTTGCAGTGAGTACGGTTATGGCGTACCTTCCAAGAACACGTCCGGCATACATGGAAAACAGGTCCGAAAACGCACTAAGAATTGAAAAATGTAGAAAAGGAAAAAGCCCCAAGGATTAACTCCAAGGGGCTTAATTTTTCACTTAGTATTTGCTTTCATGTGCTCAATCACTCTCTTCCAGGTATCAATGCCGCAAGTTCCATTTGCAGTCACGCCAACATTCTTCTGGAAAACTTTGAGGGAATTATATGTGTCGTTCCCAAACTGTCCATCAACTTCTACCCCGAGCATTGCCTGAAGCATTGCCACAGCTGTACCGGAACTGCCCTTTCTCAGAATCGGAAGTCTTGTCTGGAAAGTACCGGTGAGCGTAGTTGAAGGCGTACTTACTTTTGCGCCGGTGGTAACAGCAATAGCCACGTGGTGATTATCGTTCAGGAGGATATCTCCTGCCTTTAAATAGTCACCAGATGTCAGATACTTACTATCCGTCAGTACTTTCGCACCGGCAGCCTTCATTGCGGCTCTCATGTTTCGTGTTGTCAGATAAATGCTGACTGCTTTGAGCTTTGCATTATTCAGGCGATATCCAGCGCCCTTGACGATAGCTGCTGTACTTGCGCTGCAATCAGATTCACAAGCTACCGTGATCTGCGCCGGATCGTAGTTACTTGCCTTCAGGTGCTGCCAGAACGTATACCGGTCATTGCTGTTTCCGGCGGTACCCTGATCGTAGCCGATGAGATTGTTTTGCGCTGCTTTTGTCGCCATGTCTGCAATCATGGATGCGATTTTAGCATCATTAAATCTCAGGACGCAGAGCCACGGTCTGCTGTACCAGTTCATGATCTGATACTCTGTACCAGTCTGGTCTCCTGCTTTCCCACCTGCATACCTTCCATTTTCGTCATGTCCGCAGTTACTGATTTTTACCATTTTAGTTTCTCCTTTCTGTGTCGTTCCTCTATAGTCCTTGTAGAACACGTCCATATCAACATTTCCATTGATACCGGATACTTTTCCTTTACTGGAATACTGCCAGCCAATTCCTACTTTTGGTTTTACTCTTGTTTGCATTGTTCCATTATCGGGGTCTGGGTAATGTGCAATCCAGCACTCATACTTTCTGAGTGCGTCAGTCAGAACGCCGTTGTACCAGTCCAGATTGCAGTAGATACCGACCTTATAACCAGCTTTTTTCATCCTTGTCAGAAATGCTACTGCAATGTTTTCGACTGCCTGTTTACCGAGCTTTCGTTGATTAGACCACTCAAGGTCATAGAACACTGGGAAGTCCAGCCCCCGCCCGTTTAATGCAGCAATCACATCCTCCGCTTCATCAATCGCCTGCGCCGGTGTCAGAGCGTATGAATACTTATACCCACCGATAAGGATTCCGTTGCTCTTGCACCCCTTGTAGTTGTACTCGAATGAGCTGTCAGCGCCTGTTTTCTGATGTACTCTTAATATTGCGAATTTAATGCCGGATTTAGCCACTTTCGTCCAGTCCGGTTTCCCTTGGTTGGATGATACGTCAATTCCTTTAATTTCCAATTTATCAACTCCTTTCATGAAATCATGGAACATATTTGTGAGTCATAAAAATCCAAGTAGATATTTTTCAAATCATTTTGACCGGAACGAAATCCTACTAACTTATAGTCACAGGCTCAAAGCAAATTAAAAGTGCTGTGCTCCAGGGGACAAGTGTCACTTTCAATATTGCAGAAGAAATATCAAGTACGGGTGGTGCTGCGTATTCAGATTTTTTTGATATTTCTTCCACTCCCGACAGCCTTCCTGCTATGTATAAAGAGGTAATGCGGTTGTTATCAGTTAGTAGAAGCGAAGTCATATGACTGTTTACATTATCCCACTTTATACTTACTGTCTTTGCAGAACTATCATTTTTTATAATATAACTATTGGCCTTGAGCCGGTTACTATTTAATTCATTAATCGCCCCCCAATACCGTCTTGTTATTCGTCTGCAAGTTGCTGATAACCGCATTGGTCAGCTTTCCGACTATCCAGTTCCAGATTCCGCTGAACGGTGAAAGCTTGTTTGACTTCGATGTTGCGTCGTAAATCATCAGTGTGTCGTTGTCCGCCGGTGTTGCTTTCTGTGTGTACTCGTTAAATTTTCCCATTATTGCAATCTCCTTTCTAATTCCTTGATACGTTTTTCTTGCTCGTCAACCTTTGCGCTGAGTTCCTGTATGGCTTTAATGGCGTAGTTCAGCAAGTACGGACTGTTAATCTGCTTAATGTCCATCTCACCGTTTTCGTCATATCCGCCACCCAGAGCCAAGTTCGGGTCGATTTCTTCCAGTTCGTCTGCCACGAAACCGATGTTTTGATGCCATCCACCCATCCACTCTTTCCAGTCGAACTGACGGACTTTCATTCGATTAACCGTTTCAAGAGCGTCTGTTTCACTGTTTTTGACGTTTTCTTTTAGACGGATGTCAGAAATATTCAAGTTCGTATAAATATAATGCATTTCATAAGAACTGCGACCCCACTGTGCTTTTACACCAAGGCGATAATTACTATGTTCGGTACCGGCTCCATATCCATTTGCGTGATAGTCAGAATTCAAAAAAGCTACTCGATTCCCGTCGGCAGTAACAGATGCTATGGGTTGCCTCGTTACCGCTTCGCTCGCTTTTTTACTTTGATTTTCATAATCATAAAAAAGGAGTCTGCCTTCTATTTTGGCATCTTTACGGACTGTCAGTTTGTCTAACTCGCCTATGATGTTAGCAAGTGAATCGAATGAAATTATGCTTTTTTCAAGATGCAAGTCTTCGTCTGTACCCGTACCACCGCCTTCTATATCCTCGGTAAAGGTCAAACCTTCCTTGTTAAATGCAATTTTACCCTTTGCATTTTTATCGGTCAGTGTCGTCGCTCTAGCTTCTATTCCGTTTCGCCCAACGGTTAAAATCAAGCTTCCGGAGCTATCATATATTTTCATCAAGCCGTTTCCGTCATTCTGTCCGCCGAGTGCAAGCGTTCCACCTTTTGCGGCGTTAAACGAAATATACAATGTCTGGTTTCCGCTCTCATCCTTGCCGTAGTACAGCCCCTTGAATTTTCCACCGTCTGACAGGATATCAACTATCTGTTCCTGTGTCAGCGATGCCACATCGACCGCAACGGGATATGTCTGGTAGTCCGCAAGCTTCGTTTTTGATTGGTCAAAATACAGCGAAACCTTGAGCATGTCATGTGCCTTGAGTGACAGTCCGTTGACATTAATCTTCAGACGGTCAAGTGCCGTAGTCTGCGATACTGTGAGTATAGCCCATGTAGCGCCGTTGTCGGTGGATTTTTCCAGTTTCCACCAACCTTTTTGTGACTGTGCAATCTCGCCGTTTCCGTCACGATAGAACGAATCCACAATGAGCGATGCCGGCGTTATCTTCTTGTCTGCCCCCATCAACAACACATCTGCATTACTCTGAAAGAAGTAAGTCCTTCCGGCAGCACCCTGATCACCCTTAATCTTCGTCCAACTGTATCTTGCTGGGTCTGTACTATCATCCGGCGTGTAATCGGTGTACTGCCCGATATACAACTTATTGACGCTATCATCCACGGAGAAACCTGTTCTACCATCCGCACTGTTGGCATATGCGATATGGAAGTACGGCGTCTTTCCGTTCGCTCCCGGTGTTCCCGGCACGCCCTGCGCTCCGTCTGCCCCCTTAATCAGTGACCACGTATACTTCGTCGGGTCTGTGCTGTCGGCTTCCACGAAGTCCACGTACATGCCGATATATTCACGGTTTCCGTCAGATACCGAAAAGTCTTTCGTTCCATCCGCACTGTTGGCATATGCAAGGTGCGTGTACTGTGTCTTTCCGTCAGTTCCAACAGTGCCCGGGATACCCTGCGGTCCGGCGTACTGTTTCGCAAGGGAGAACTGTTTCGACACGACAAGGTTGTTCAGGTATGCGGCTTTGATGTTCACCCATCCGCTGTCTGCAGTCAGCCCGGTGACAGTGTATGTCTTAGTCTCCTTATTCCAGTTTCCCTGTATGTTCTGGGACGTCGTAATCGTGTACGTACAGTTGTCTGTAATATCCTGTGTGCCGTACATGACGGTCGCCGTTGTGGTGCACTCCGGGAACTCTGTATAGTTGCCGTCGCTGTCAACCGGGATCCCCTGATAGTCATTATCAAGCTGTATGGTCATGTTTCTGGCTAAGGACGCCGCTTCAAGGGCCTCTTCTGCTTTTGTATCATCTGTATACTTATTCAGTTTTTGCCAATCCGACTGAACATAAGATGCTCCCTTTGCTCTTGAAACTGTACAGGTAAGGATATCTCCGCCTTCATCTTCTCCCTGTGACCACAAATCACCGATATCGTAAGGTGGCTGCGGCTTTGTCACAAACACTCTGCGCTTATGGTCCGCGGTATCTTGTGCGTTTTGAGCCGCCGCAAGAGCTTTTGTGATATCGGTGTCCTGTACAAGAACCCATTCCCATTTACCTACGGTCGAATCATAAAAGAACCGGTAAGCATATCCGCCTTCACCAGTTTCTTTGTTCGGCTTCCAAAAGAACAAATCTCCTTCATGCTTTTTCCGTTCTTCTGTTGTTGTCCAATTAGATGCAGGTTTGTTTTGAAGCGTAGGTTCATAATCGTAGTAGAATGTTTCAATCTGGCCATCTATCTGGTCTTGCAAATCTCCCAGTGAGCCAGTTACTGTTTCAGCATAGTCAGATAGTTTTCCGTCTGAATAATCCTTGCTCTCTTGGAGATAGTTTGCAAATGTTTGATTAAGAGACTTCCCTCCACCAATTTGAACACTTCCATCGAGATATACGGATTTTGTGTCCATATCCACAGAGAAGATGATGCTTCCATCGGTATCTGTTACCGTGATTGCTCCGGCATTAATCCAGTCAGCATTAACACCAACAGCGTTCAAAATTCTTACAATCGTATCTCCATCAACGGTCATTCCGCCATTCCATGTTTGCCCGCCATCTGTCGAAACGCCCCATGCTTCTGCGGTCATCTTCCAAACAGCCTTTGATTCCGCAAGTGTGGGTTTATCATGTAAGTAAAATATCTGGCTGCCATCCTGCTGAGTCTGGACTGTAGTGTAAACACCGGTGGAATTGTCCAGTCGGTCTTTAAACTCTTGCAATGCCTGCTCTCGGGTGGTTCGCTCTCTCCAAACGGATTTTCTTGCATCGACAGCTGCTTGTGTCACAAGCGAATAGGTCTTTGAACTATTCCGGGCTGCACTTTCAGCATTACAGGAAATCTGTTCAAACGACCCCGGTTGCAGAACGACATTTGTCAAAAAGCTTTTATACTTATTCCCTTTTCGGTCGGTAATCAGAACAGCATCACCGGCTTCAAGAACTATATCAGTCAAGCATTCTGTTTCAAACGGTCGAAAAGACATCCCGACGCATTTTTCACCGATTATGTTTGCAACAACCTCTCCGGTTCCTTGCGGAATCAGTTTGTTTGCACTGATTTTCAGAACGTATCCTTCTTCTCCGTACAGATACGAACTTGCTTCTTCGTCCGTAGATGTGGATTCCAGATACTCTGTTACCTGCACACCAGTTATCACTACATCGTCCAAGTTTGGGGTAAATCCATTCGTGGAATTTATAACTGCCCTGTTTGCATCGGTAATTTCTGTGTCATACCATTTTATAGTCAGTCTGCCATATTTATCGCATCTGGCGTACTGGCATCCGATCTGGCATGTCCATGCAATGACTTGTCTGAAGGTCAGTGCTTCATCATCAGGTCTTGCCGGTATCTGGTAAGAATCTTGATAGAAATTAAGTGTGTCCAGTGTTACTCCGCACACCTTGCAAGCATCCTGTATGATTTGTTTTCTTGTCGCCGGATATTTCAGCTTACTTGCAGAATAATCACGATCGAACTTTCGCATGTTATCTTCACATTCTAGTTCGATAATTGTAGTGTTCTGGTACGGAGTATCTATGACTGTCATTGTGCATATTCGGATTTTTTCTATCAAAGCATTTTTATGTACTATGATTTCATTGCCGGTGGTATCCAGAATCTTATCACCGGTGGTATCAAGTAATGCGCTGGTATCTTCCGGCTCAAGTTCGATTCCTACGTAGCAGATCACCGTAGCATCTGTAAAATCATAATCTGTATACTTTCCATCAAAGTTATTGATTGACAGGTTCAAAGTATTGATATTTGCGGACCCGATGTTAAACGTGTTGTCGTCAGACACGGAATCCTCAAACTTCATACCATTTGACCAAAAATCAGCGTTGGTAAGATTGATAACTGTCCCATCCGTCAGCGTTATGTCAGCGTATTTTAAATAATTCCTGTTATCGTTATTTTGTTCATTCTTAAATCTGTCTGAAATATCTCTCAATCTCTCACCTCCTATTGCTCGATCAAGTCAAATTGCAATCCTTCCATCCGCTGATTCCCGACCCACCAGCATTTAAAAGGAGCGGACCGGTCGCCAACATAAAAGGTTCGGACTTCGTGTTTGTTTCCAGACAAGAGATCGGGATATTCAACAGAAATGTACTCTGGGTTAACCGCCTGCACGATTTTGCAAGCTTTTTCCCATTCCGGTGCGTTCCAACCGATTTCCAATTTTCTCTTTTGACCAACACGATTCTTGTGCATGATCGTGTCATCAGTACGCCCGGATTCTGACGCTGATATGTCCTGAAGCCCCCATGTGAAAGAGGACGGACAAGGCATCGCTGCACCATTAATTTTTATAAAAACGTCTGCCATTGAATAATCACCTCATTTTTGCGCATGAAAAAAGCGCCTATCAAAGATAGACGCTTTATGATTATTCATTATACTTTTTTGACGTAATATGATTCCATATTTTTACATAGGATGTTCGGGCAAAAAGAAAGAACCGGAGATTTCCCTCCGGTCCATAGCTTTATTTATAAACTACTTTGTACATTGCTCTACGATACGATTTCACTTTTCCATAACGATTATTATTTGTAAACTGCACCATTTCGACAACGTGTGTTCCAGATTTTATATAAATGTCGTCCAATGATCCCCCTCCGCTAACAGAAGTGCCGTGATTTTGATCCCAAAGCGTTCCGTCAATATAGACATACGTCATTAATTCCCGGTCAACATTATTTGCTGAAAAATTGATATATCCCATTGGAAATTGTTTATATAACTGCATAAGTACGGTTTTACCATTCGTACTTCTTTGAGAATTATATTCAATAAAGAAATCTGCATCTCCACACTCTTTTTGATTTGGTAAAAGCATCTTAAGTTTGCTAGGTGTGTTCTTGACCGTAACTTTGCACTTAAATGTTTTACCAGACGCACTTCTGGCGGAAACATAAGCAGTTCCGACATTTTTTCCACTGATCTTACCGGTTGACGAAACTGTTACAACTTTGGCGTTTGAAGATGTCCATCTGTATTTCTGTTTCGTATTCAGCATTTTAAGCTGTGCCGTTTTCCCTTTGTACAGCGAAATGTTAGAGCTGCTGATTCTCGGCGCTTCTACTGTCACTAAGCACCGATAACTCCTCTTCCCGATTTTGGCAGTAATCGTAGCTGTTCCTCGGGCCTTTGCTGTTACTTTTCCGGCATTATTCACAATCGCATTTCTTGAGTTACTAGACCATTTTGGTTTTGCTTTCGTTCCGACCATCTTCAGTTGCATCGTTTGCCCTGTGCAAATCGTCACCTTCGTTTTGTTAATTTTAACCGTTGCCGCCGATACCGGAACTGACATGGCAAGTGCCAAGATCATTGCCAGCAAAATCACTGAAAACTTTTTCCACTTTTTCATTTACTTCTTCCTCCCTTGGATTGATAGCTCAATTATACATCTGATAAAGAGAAACTACAATGAGAATCACAATAATTGATTAGGCAAAATCACGCAGAATCCATTTTTTTGTGTTTCCGTGGAATTTTATGTTCAAAAAAATCGTGCCCGTATTTAAGCCGTTTTATTTGAGCAAGGCTGTGTCAATGATCTGAAAGTTTGCCCTGTGAATGTAAAGGGCTTTCCCGTCAATCATGAGCTTTGTCATTTTCGGCAACTTCTTGGGAATCTTCCAGTATACTTCGTCACCGGAATATGCTGTAATAGGTTGCCCAAGCTGAGATTTAATCACAACAACTCTGGATTTTCCGAAATAATTCTTGTACTGATTTACGATCCCGGTAACGTAAGTATTGTCAGAAAGTTTTCCTGTAGATTGACTGTAAATATCAGTCTGCTCAAAATCCACATCCGGTTCCAGACCATCTTGCTCAAATATGCAGGTGTCGCCGCAGCTCTGGATTTCCTTGCCGTCAATATTGATTGTGATCACGGATGACAGCTCGTATCCGCTGACCACGGTTCCATCACTGTTGTAAGAAGTTGTCTCAACCGGATTGCCCTGAATATTGATCTTGTCGCCGACCGTGGTCATGACCTTTTGACCGTAGTTGTCATAGGTGCGGATTGTATATCCATTTCCAACCAGATCGCCTTTGATGTCATTAATAGCATCGTCCATCAGAGCGCATCCTGTAGTTCCACCGATAAGACATAGACATAAGATTGCAAGTAACATAATTTTGATTTTCTTCATTTTACCATTTCTCCTTTAACTGATTTATCGGTGTTCCTGCTACTCCGGCACTTTCGCCACTATCAGTAGCCTTGAAATAAGCACCGTCTTTTTGTGGGTACATAAATTCGAACATCAGATAATTCGCAGCATCGCAAAGATACTCCGTGTTGCCGGTTTTAAGATATTTTTTGATGCACATATCATGAGATTCTATGGCATTTACCAATTTCTCGCCGAAATTATCTTTTGCAGTGCCGTATTTGTAAAAGCTTGTTTCGCACCGGTTTTGTCTCAGTTCATCAAACTGATCAGAATATTCTGCCGGCATTTCTTTTCCAAGTCTACTCATTTCTTTCTCACTTTCTAATTAATTACTGTATTATTTTAAGCCAGAATCAATTCTAGCGTATTATTTGTGGAAATTATCATTCAAGTGTTTTTGAAACGTTTTCCACTTCATTTGTCACGGCAAGAATCAGTTTCCCCACGAAATGTTCTTCCGGCGCTCCCACATATCTGCTCCTGAGGGCTTCCGCTTCAGCTGCGAATTGTTTCCACATCTCAGAGTAATCCATCGGGATTTGCCAGTATTTCTTGTGCAATCCCCACACTTCCTGCCAGATAGCAAAATATTTTGTTTTAAAGTCCATGTGCTTCTCCTGTATGTTGAGCTTATAATCAATTACTGTAATGTTTTTGGCTAGAATCAATTTGAATCGTTTGCGTGAGGAAATTATCACCTACGGTATTTCAAACGGATTTTGAATTGGTTTAGTCAATGTATTCTTGGTTATCCCATTTCTGTTTTACTCGTTCACACAAGATTCTCTGATTCTCCTCGCTGAAGAACAGCCAGATATGACGGTCAAAGCTTTTTCCGTTTCGCTGGCCAAGGTCTGATTTAAAAAACTCATCTATCATGTCCTGATAGAACCGGAGTTCATCCTTTTCTTCCACGTCCGCTTTCAGAAGTGGTGAATCATCGCCAATGATAACTCCCATGAACTGATTTGCGTATTTGGTAGAAATCATTATATGCTGTTCGCTCATGTGTTCCCGGTACTGCTTGAAGTAATAAGCGATAACTGCCATGGTCAGACAAATGTCATGATCTTCCAGAATGTTCTCCTGTTCACCATACAGCGAATTAAACTTATTGTACAAAATCTGTGGTACATCTTCGTCCCGGTATTTCTCAGAACGATTTTTCTGTTTTTGCTTGCGGTACACTTCCTTCTGCTCGGTTGTCCGTGAGGGTATATTATTTATATTTA